AATCCAAACTATCGGGGTTTGTGCCGATAAGAATCTCACCTTCAGTCATCAGATTTCTCCATTTGCTCTTCGAGGTCTTTTATTAATTCAGCCGCAATGAGAAGACCCCTTACTACACCACAGCTATACTTGTACTCGTCAAAACTTCTGTTCCCTGTAGCTATATCGTCAACCGTACGAGTTTTCTGGTCGTCTAGCTTTTCTAGAATAAGCTCTAGTACGTTCATTATTTACCTTTTTGCCTATTTTCTTTGTTAGGATTGTTCCTATTAAGGAGCTCACGCCCCATATCAATGCCCATACGAGTCCCTTCTAGTTCATGGGCGGCTTTAAGTTTTGCCTTTTCAGCACCTACTTTAGCCCCTAGTTGTAGACCCGCTATACGTTCTTGAGAAGCAATGCGATCTCTTTCAATCTGTAACTGTTCAGTTTTAGCTGCCTGATCCGCTGCTGCTTTTTGTGCTTTTAGCGCTTGATCCTGCTGGCTAATCTGCACTCCTTGTTGCTTTATTTGTAGCTCTTGTTGCTGCATTTGCACGATTGGATCTTGTTGTGCTTGCTGAGCTTGTTGTTGTGCTGCCATAGCTTTACTGTTTTGTAGTACCTTCTGAGCAGCGGCTGCGGCTAGGCGAGATACTTGTAGCTCCATCTCCTCACTCATTTCATCGTCTGGTGCTGGGTAAGGCACACCAAGTTGTTCTTCGATCTGCTTCCTGTACTCAAACGCTGTGTGTTGTGCAATATGAGCTTGAGCTGCTGCCATAATCGACTGCGCCATAGGGTTTTGCCCCATAGTCTGCATAATCATCGGATCTTGCATTGCAGCGGTATGTACTTGTATATGTGCTTGGTGGTCTTGGTATATAAACGCCTTGACCGGCTTGCCTTGGAGCACCGCCATGTTTTCAGATACTGGATCGACCGGTTTCTGGTCTTCTTCCATTTTTACTAGCTTCTCAGCATGCTTTATACCCAGAACTGCCAACATCTGACGATGTAGTAGTGGTAAGTCATACAACTGAGGAGCCTGTTGAGCTAACTGCATAGCGGCTTGGTACTGAACTACTTTCTGAGACATTGTTGCTGCGTTAGGATCAGATACCGGGATCACGTCGCACATATCGTAATCAGCTTGCTTCGCCATCCGCTTGCCTTCACCGGGCTCGTAGTCATACGAATCAGGGGTGTAGTCTCTAATAATATCTCTTAAGAGCTTGAACTCCCGCTTCATCGAATAGTGAATACGCGCCTGAACTGCTGACATCACCTTAAGCGTTCTTTCCAGTATTGCTAGGGTTGTACCCACTGGAGACTGTGCTGACATGTCAGATACTTTCATATCTGCGGCGCTTGCAAACCTACGGCCTTCATCCACGATCTGGTTCAACAACCCCATCAGGACCTGACTTGGCTCCTTGTACGGCAGGGTCATAATGTTATCTTTCATGGTGCCTGACGCTACGTCTACATCACGGAACTCGCCCGGAGCTATCGGTGTATCGTCACCCTTTACACGTAGGCCCTTAGTCTTGAACCCACCCGGAAGATTAGACAACGTACCTGCATCTACTAACTGGCGGAGCAATGATGTGCTGGATTTAGCAAACGCCCCAATCAAGTGGATCAGACCGAAGGCATAGAACCCAAACCCGGGTATATAGTAATAGTGCACAAAGTGATTCCGCTTCTGCTTCAGTTTGTCGTCCGGGTTCCAGTTGCGTCTGATAGCTAGTACAGCGTTGTTTGACCCTTTTGCAATAGTGATGATGTACGGCAGTGCAATCCCTGTCGGCTCCCCATCTTCATCCTCGTCCTCATACCCCGGCAGATCAAGGTCAACGTGCATCTCAAGTATCTTGTAGCGATCATCGGATGACGCCCTGAACCCCATCTTCTCGGCTATCTTCTTCTCAACTTCATCAAATATATCTACTGGATCACCTAGGTCAATATCCCGGTAGAACCCAGCAACCTGTAGCCTACGCAGGTCATTCTCAGTCTTACGCATAACGTGAGTTACACGGTTTGACGACTCCAAGCTAGACGCCCCGTAAGGAACAACGATGTCCTCAGCGGGTACAAACATAGCCACTTGGCGTTCTAGTGCTGGGTCGTAATATACTTTCTTGAAGGCATTACCAGCTAGTCCCAAGCCCCATAACATTCTTTCATGCTCAGGGCGGTACTCAGGCATTATCTCGGTTAACTGGTAGTTCATGTCATCCCGTACACGTTCCGCAGCTTCCCGTTTCTCTGGGGTATCCTCGCCTATGATCTCGGTCTTAACTGGACCAGCAGCGGGGAATGTCTCCATTATTGTCTCTGCTTGAAACTTAACCAATGCCTCACTTAGTAGTGGGTGGTGTACTCCGCAAGCCCCGGGCCACGGCTCTGTACGATCTTCTAGCTTCATGCCCAGCAGATCAAGGCCGTCTACGTAAGTCTGCATCCAGTCTTTTCTTGATGAGATGTCGTCATCAAAGTCGCCAATTAAGTCCCCAACTAGCTCAGACATCTCGCCTTCGCTTAGTACCTCGGCTAAGTTCTCGTTGAACTCTCCTTCCTCTGGATCTGCTTTTCCAAGTTCTATCTCAAGGCCATCCATGCTAATACGTACACCTTCTGGATCTTCGATCTCAATCTCAATGTCCCCTTCTAGGTCATCTTGAGGAAGCCCAAGTGGTGCACGGTGTATCGCTTTATCTATTGTCATAGCATGTCCTTATTTAGTAGTACCCTTCAAACCTTCGCCTGAACTGCTTTGGCTCATCTTCCTCATCTAGCAGAGTCTTGATGTAGCCACCTTTACGGAACCGCATTAGCGCAAGGGACACAGAATCCACATAATCGTCATGTTCACCTGCAGGAAACGAAGCCACTTCATCTATTACTTCTTCCGCCCAGTTAGTATTAGGTGCCCATACCCTACCAGACGCAAATAAATCAGATACAGCGTTGAGTCTACTAATCTTATCATTGCCTTTAGTCGGCGTAAACTCTTGCACTGGGATGCCCATCGCCCTCATCTCGTATATCAGTGGAGCACCCGAGGCTTTCTTTTCAATAATGATACTATCTGGTTCCCACTCTTTGTAATGTTCTATTGCTACTTTCTTAAGCCTTGGGAACTCCATTCTTTCTCGGAAGGCATTTAACAGTATAATGTTAGCTTGCATTATTCCTGCGTCATCTTCCTTGTAGAACACGCCCCACGTAGTTAATGCTGAGTAATCCGCCCTCTGAGTCTTTTCAAACGCAGTATCCCAAGCCATTAGTGTAAACTCACACGATGGGGGGTCCTCTTTCTCCCAGAGTTTCCACCATTCCCTCTTAACTATCGCACTTGTTTCAGAAGTAGGGTTCTGCTGGTACTGAGCCATCCATTTTGAGTTGGGCAGCTCCCTTTTTAGGGCTTCAAGTTCTTCTAGGGGCCAAAATTCAGGCCATAGGGGTGAGCCCGACTCCATAATAGCAGGAAACTCAATAACTTCCCACTCCTCCCCGCTTCTTTGTGCTGAAGATTTAAGCACTTGGCCTACAAGATCTCGTTTACTCCACCGAGTAGCTACAATAATTATAGATCCACCCGGTTGTAGACGTTGCCTTGGGCCCGATGTGTACCACTCGTAGGTCTTATCGTAGATTTCTGGGTTAACTTCAGCTAACGCCGCCTCTTGTTCTGAGTGCGGGTCATCTATTATCAGCAAATCAGCGCCTTTACCCGTTACAGCACCCCCTACACCAATAGCAAAGTAGTCTCCCCCTTGGTTTGTGGCCCACCGACCTGCTGCTTTAGAGTCAGTCTGCAGTGCAACCCCGGGGAATATCCTCGTATACTCATCTTTATCCACTAAGTTACGCACTTTACGCCCAAATCCTACCGCCAACTCAGCAGTATGGGACGTTTGGATGACTTTCTTATGGGGGTACTTGCCTAAAAACCACGCTGGAAGGAGATATGAGGCAAATTCTGACTTAGTATGGCGGGGTGGCATATTGATAATGAGCCGTTTTAGCTGCCCACTAGCCACTCTTTCAAACGCTGAGGCCATCTTTGCATGGTGCCGCCCTGAGATAAACGTAGGCCACACCTGATTAACAAACGCTATGAACTTCTCTTGGGCTAACTTCTTCTTCCGTAGTTCTTCTAACTTGTCTAACTCTGCTAATAGCCTTTCTTGTTCCGGTGCCGACAACATAGGCAGGATGCTAGGTATGTCTTTTAGTGTAACGCTGTCAAACAACTCAGTCATTAACTAGCTCCGTCATAAGCTCTGTTGGCTCTGGCTCAGGGATCTCAGCGATACCAAGTATGTCGTCTAGGTCTGCTCCAATAGGCACAACGTCAATTATATCGGCATTAAGAAGCCGTTTAACCCGTTCCTTGATTGCGTTCTCTAGTTCGCTTGGGTCCTTATAGTGTATGGTGATCTCGCTACGCTCTGTAAACAGACCTATATCACTATGCTTTCCTAACAGCTCAAGGGCCTTCAGTTCAAACTTGGTATCCCCGCAGTTAGCAATCTCCATTAGCTTATTAGTAATAGCACTTCGTGCGGAGACTACGTCCATTGCAAGTTGCTGCCCATACGTTCTTAGAAACGCGGCTGCGGCAAAAGCTGTATTTGGTGTATTTAGTGCGGAGACTTTCTTAGACTTTATTGCGGCTTCTAGCAAAGCCTTTTCCCTAACTGCATCCTCTCCGGAGACTTCTAGTTTTGCACCGAGGTCTACCTGCAGCTCAGCAGTGTTACCTGCAATAGCCATCTCCTCAGCAAAAGTCGCCCCTACCTCATCCGACGTATTGTAGGGCATCGGTACTGATGCTGTTGGTTCTAAGTTAACTATGGGCATGTAAGAAGTTGTTTAAGTGCACTCCAGTGTGCTGGAGTATATACAGCCCAACCTAAAAAGTAAATTAAAAAATATATAGGGAGTCAGGCCTATTGCGCCATAGCGCAATACCCGGTGGGGGGTACAAAACGAAAAAAGCCAAGGTCTTAAGCCTTGGCTGATTCGGCAACACATGGTTGCAAGTAAAAACGCCCGCTAGATGTTATTACTCCGATGAGTATATACAGCCCAACCTAAAAAGTAAATTAAAAAATATATAGGGGGTGGGGGGTAGCAAATGGAAACATGACCGGGGGGTGTTCTGGAGGGAGGATAGAGGGGGCTTGTGGATACTCTAGTAGGACGAGGTCTTAATTTGTAAAAAATGGAGATTTAATGTGCAAATTAGTAAGTAAAGGGGGCTGATGTAACTAGATCTAGATTTGGGGGGTTGGGGGTGGGTGGGTTTCAACCTATCCTAACATTGTTATGGGCTGGACAAAATAGCTATTTATTGTTTACATAGATTAGGTTTGGCTAGTATTTTGTGTTACATTATAGTTGTAACATCGCAAGACGGCAACGAACTCTGGCCGATATAACAGAGTTCAATACTTGGGAGTAAAGCATCATGGAAAACATCACAGTCACCAGCGTATCAGTAAACGATGACGTACTAGCTAACCATCGCAACGCCGTTGCCGCCGAACATGGCGAGGTTAAGGTTAGGTTGTATGGGGTTGAGCGTGCATACGCTTCCTGTCTGAATACTCATCTAGCCGCTGAATGGTACGAGGTTGAGCATAGTATGACTGGTGAAACTGCCAAACCAGTGCACGTTGAGAAGAAGGCGCTGTACGCGGTATTGAAAGCCGCCGGACATTCTAATCCTTCTGTAGTATGGGCAAGGGTGCGCGAGTATGGCAGGGAAGAGATACACGGCAAGGTTGAGAAGGTTGAGGGTGAGAGTGAAGGCGCTGGCGATCGTAATCGTAGTCCAGTGTTACGCAACCTCGAGGAACTACTTGCACTGTACAAGTTCAATGATCGCCTAGATGTTATACCTGCTAAAGTAGTTGAAGCTCAGAAGCACATTGTCCTAGCGTTAACCGCACTAGATCATAAGTTCATGTAAACCAACCTCCCCCCGAAAGGGGGGATTCTATAAAGGATATAAAATGAAGCCGATTACAGTATGGGAAAAATTCTATCCTGCTACTACGTTACACCCAGAACATTGGCAGTTTAATCATATTCAAGATGGGCATAAACAAGAATCCTACCTTTACGATCAGGATGAGATGGTTAACGAATACTTCAACGCACCGACCGCATTATCTTATACCCAATTTGCAGCATGGAAAAACGCAACATGGCGCGCGCACAATGCTCATCTAGATCGTAGTAACGTAGTACAAGGATACAACCCCTAACCTATTTCACTTCCACCTAGCCACCTTTCGAGGTGGCTTTTTTTGCGTCCAGATTTTTCCGCTACTTTTTAAGTATCCACATTGTGGCTACTCTGTTATCCATAGCCTAACATTGTTAGGGGCTGCCCAAAAAATTTTTTGGCGGGATGATAGTTCTCGGAGCAGTGGGAGCACTTAGGGGATTTGGGTATCAACATGGGGCAATCCTCATCAATGCCCCTAATCTGTCTGTGGCTGCGTTCAAATTAAAAACCTATGCTTTACTATGTCTGTTTTTGAGCAAATAAGACCTAACATTGTTAGGCTCTGCCCAAACTTAGTCTAGTTGGGATGATAGTTCTCGGAGCAGTGGGAGCACTTTGCGTGCTTTTGCAATGTTTCATTACGTGTAATGAAATGACACCCCCAAGACCCGCATGGATAGGCTTTGTGACAATGTTACGGTTTTTTTGAGGTATACCTAGGAAAAAAGAGTTAGGCAAGGCCTCCACGCAAAAGAAGAAAAGCAACACTGTCCAACCAAAAAGGTACCGCTCTATATATTTATTGAAACATTATAACATTACCTACTTTTACCCCCTCAACGCCTTATTCTACGGGATTCCTTTTGTAATGTTTTTTTTATCTCGCCTTTTTTATTTTCGTTACATATTACGTTGCAACACATTATACATTCCCCCAACCTACGACCCGGCGAACTAGAATGGCCTAACCACGTACATCGTCCCACACGTGCGGCTTGCCGCACTCACAGAATCTCACACAATGCCATTAGTCCTACCATAGACCAACTAACTTGACATGGCTACTTATTTGTGTTACAATATATATAGAATCGCGTTCAACACCAACTGATAGGTAATTGGGACATTTCGGACTTTTGACTTTGACCACCACCTAACAATGTTAGGCCACAAGGAGAAATAAGATGAGCAAATACGATGAGTTCTTCCCACGCCCCCCACGAAAGACATTCGAGCCTACACCGTGGCTGATTGTGATTTTGATCTTGATGGGCATTGTGCTGGTATCAGTAATCGACAACTGCGGGGTGGCATCATGACACCAGACAGAACTAGGGCAACGTACGCCAGACCACTAGCACCAGTCACTTTTAGAATCGCTACCATTACTCAAGTAGCACCAGAGACAAGGCGTAGACCTGCTGCTTATGCCATTCATTACTTTGTATTCAAGGGTAGAAGGAAGCGCACTGAGCATACCGTAGTATTAGGTGAGCCAGACATAGCCATTTTTAAGATGGGCATTGCAAGGATCGAGGAGGCATTGAAATGGGTGGAGCAGTAATAACTAAGGTGGCAATGGGTGAGGTGGAGAAGCAGTTCGGGTACAGAAGGTACATTGTGTACTACACGGGTGACTATCTGGCCTTTGACCCTGAGAAACAGATGCTTGCACTACAGAAGCACATGCTAAGGGTTGATGCAGTTGATGAGATGGATGCCGCAGTCAAGGGCATGGCTAAGCTAAGAAGTTTATATGGGGCTAACAATGTTAGGTTTGGATCAGAAGATGGAAGTAACGAGGATGCACAAGAGCAAGCCACAGAAAAGTAAACCGATAAGCAAACACAGGAGACCAAAATGACATTAAGAACTGTAGCAAGCGTAGTTGAAGAGTCAACGATATACATCCAAAAAGAAGATGGTGGGCACAGTGAGCCAATGAGGATTTACTTCAACGACAAAGAAGCGGAGAACTTCATGGTAACGGGTGAACACTCGGGGGAGGACTATATCGTTGAGTACAGCACGGTAAACCTAGCAGAAGATTTGTTCTACAAACTCGTGCAAGTAAACACCAACAAGGAGACAAAATGAGTAATAAGAAACGGAAGGCTAAGATAAGGCGGCTAGGGCATATGCTTGACTACCTAGAGGTGAAAATTGCTAGGCACGAAGATATGCTTACTAAACACTGGGCTACGTTAGATCTTCATTCGGGGTTGCTGTCACTTAAGCCCATTCAACAAAAGGAGAACTAAAATGAGCTGGGGCAACAACAACCGAACTGACGTATATTCAACAAGGATAAAGACCTACGAGGAAGCACTTGCACATGAGGCATCAGTCAAGCCGATACGTGGCAAGACTATCAAGCCACTGCATAGACGTAGGGATACTCACTTAACCATAAGGAAACAGACTGGGTTCAACTTCGAGGGGGAGGAGGTTGTTATCAAGATGTACGAGACAGACATAGTTAAGTACCGTCCCAATGGTGACATATACGTAAACATTGACGGGTGGGTAAGCATGACTACATGCCAAGTGCTGACTGACATACTAGGTGCTGACTTCCACAAGTACAACAACAGGATGTGGGTGAGGTGCGACATTCCAGAGAGTTACACGCCACATGCACTGCCAATAGATGCCCACGCGCCCAACATATTTAGGGTGAACATGAGTAACACACTGGAGTTCCAGAACTACAAGTATCCAGTTGTGCATACCTTAAGTAGGCAAGCGGCTAACATTGTTAGGAAGCAGTACAAGTCGTTCCGGCAATACCTGACTAATAACTTCAAGCTGCGTAGTGATAACGGGGTTACTTGTACCTTCGAGGTTAACGAGTTCGTACATGCGTTTGAGATTGATGATGTATACGGTATGCCTAGACTACCTAATGTTCAAGTAGTGGGAAACAAGTGGACTAGCCCGAAGGCTATTGCCCATTACATGGCGTTAATACAGAGCCATGACACTGAGGACTTCTACAAGGCAGTGCTTACTACGGTGGGTGGCAACAGACATGCCGTGACATTGAAACAGCTACTGAAGATACTCGATGACTGCATACTCTACCATCACAGGGACACGGTGTTTGTGGAAAAGCAAGTAACTACAGGGGCTTGGGCTAAGGACAACTACCTACGCTTCATAGGGTAGTGCGCCACGCCGCATTATGTTTTCGTGGGGTGATAGACCAACTAACTTGACATAGCCACTATAATGTGTTACAATATACGTGTAAGTGGAGTTGTAAGTGTAGGGTGCGAAGGGTGGAACCCATTTTGGTAAAAGGGTGATACCCCAACGTAAGAGAACCGGCACGGTAAGACCTAACATTGTTAGGTGTAGTAGAGAAGATGTAACTAACCCAATTTCGGGTTCAAGACGTACCTTAACTAGGAGACACAAATGGCTGAGATCAACTTTGGCAACACAGTATCACTGAAGCAAGCAGCAAGTATCATCATGTCCACACCAATGAACCGCTACCTGTTACAAGGAGAACCCGGAATT